CTTGCGGAATGTGCAGTGCATCTTGACACCTCTAGCATGATACTCTGGATCCGAGTGTGGCACAAAGGCTGTGAAGAATTCGTTTTGTATATCTTCACGGGCCGGGATGGCAGGATCTCTTGGTGGCAGTTCTTTCATGGGCTCTTCTGGCACAAGGTCTGTCTTGTCCAGGTAAGGGTTGCCCGACCCAATGTACTTGGGTTCCACAGGCTGACCATTCAGCACATCCATGGCCACTTGGTATTTGAGTTTGTTGGCACGACCTTTTAGGCTCAGCACCACACCGGTTTCATCAAACACAAAGCGTTCAAGGTCAGTGGCAGTGGGAAAGTCTGTCATCAAACCTTCGATATCGTATTCGGGTGAAGCAATCACTTCCACATGACTGGCACCTGTCTTTTCCAGATGCTCGACTGCTTGAGTCAAGACTTGAGTCTTGCTGGTGCCTTCTGACACAGCAATCTTTTCAGTTTTTTTCTTTGGGGTTTCTTGTGGGACATCGTCCCAGATGTTGCCGTCACCGGCTGGAGTGTTTTTGTTCATGTCTTTTCCTTTCTAAACAAATCAAGTTACCACCAGACTTCAATAGTCCTATTCCCTGGTGGTCCGAAATATTGATAGGCTTTAAGCGGGCCCTGGACTAAAGTTCTTAATAACCAGAAGTTGCGCCTAGTGCGCCACGACGGCCACCAGCACTCTTAACAGGCTTGGCACCGTTGCCTTTGGTGGGTCCACGACCCACATTGGTCGTGGTGTGTAAGCCTTCAACGGTCCGGTCACGGAAGCCTTGCATGCCACGACCACGTGCTGCCACGGCGTCTGTAATCATGTTGGCCAATTCAGATTTCTCTGAACCTGTGGAGGCCTTTTCGCTCACAAAGGTTGCACGTTTGGTGCCGGGATTCTCGTTGCCAGTTGTGGGACCACGCTTTTGATTAATAGCCCGGGCTTCTGGGTTCTTGGTTGATATTCTTGCCATAGTAGTTCTTTCTTATCCTTGGTAGATCACGCCAGGTGTCACATACACATTGCCTGTGCCAGAATGGCCTGCGGCTGAAATGTATAAAGGACCTGTGCGGTATTTGGAATCAATTGCCAACATGGCATAACCGTATGGTGGAATGATTGCGCCAATGCCGTTTGCACCGTTGGTAGGAACTGACGCATTGGTATTGTTGCTTTCGAAACTGTAGTTCACTGCCACAATGTTGGCTGAGTCTTCGTTTACACAATACAACACATTGGGCATACCATACTCATTGTTGCTCATTGTGATTGAAGTGTCAGTTGAATCATCAGTGTAGTAGATCACTGCTGATGGTCCTTGTGGGATGAATGGTATCATTGCTTAGTCCTTAATATTGGCTCTTGGGGCCAAAGTTGAAGTTGGTTTCACCACCGCGTGTGGCTGGTGTGCGTGAAGGACCTTCACGGTTAAATGTGCCACCGCCACTTTGTCCCATGCGGATCTTGTCTGGGTTGCCATGATAGTTTTGTGTTGCACTTGGATCCCATGTTCTAGTGCCACCAGGTGTGCGAACTTGTGCACCACCGTTGATGTAGTCTGGGTTCTTGATCTTGATGCTGGCAGGAAGACTGTCAGTTGGTGCCGCACGGTAAGCGTCTTTTGTCACGCTCTTGGTTGCACCTTTTTGGCCTGGAGCACCACAACCCCGATTACCCACTGTGGGGCCACGACCCATGTTGACTTCACGACCATCATTCATGTGACCGCTCCAGGTGTTGGTTTGGTATTTAGAACTTTTGGAGGGAGCCATTGACTCCATGCCATCAAAGTTCATGTTGCGGTCTTGTTGTGTGCCTGCTGGTTTCATTTTGTTTTTCCTTTTGACTTGGAGTCTCGTTTCATAGTGGCTGAGATTTTCTCACCCTGCTTTTTCTTCTTGCCAGCCACAGCATACGCAATGGCCACACTCTGCTTCAACGGTCGTCCCGCTTTGAGTTCAGTTTTGATATTCTTTTGGAACGCTTTAGGGCTTTTGCTTTTGTCTAATGGCATTGTGTTTTCCTCTATGTTATTTAGTTGGCTGGCTTGATACCAGCGATTTGGGCTATGGCTTCTGCAAAAGCCCGCTGTTTCTGTGCCACCACATCTTCCGATTCTACAGTGACAACTTCGGTCTTGTCTGCCACCAATTTGTTCATGAACGCTTTGTCATAATCTCTAACACCGTTCCAGTCACTTCGCTGAATAGCACCAGCATAGTTCATGGCCAGGACTTCAGCGTAACTCTTGCCTGTGGACAATTCAATATTGCTCATGAGACTTTCTACTGTGACCTTGGTGGTTGAACCCTTGGGTCTGCCACCGCCAGGACGATAGCCGCCGCGTGTGGGTGACTTGACTGCGTATCGTGCAGAAGTTTTTTCTGTTTTCTTATCCGTCATGCTAATACTTATGCACGAATGAAAAAGCCCACCGGATTGTGGGCTTAAAACTTCTTAGGGTCGTGCAAGGAGACCTAAGGTTTTTCTTTTTTGGATATAACCAAAGCAAAGTCAAAACGTTCAAATATGTTGCCTTTGCCAGTGTGTGCATCAGCAAGCCCGCTTTGAATCACATAATGGTAATAGGTCTCTTTGATGTCATTGATTTCTTTCTCTTGCACAGAAAAAAATGCACTTGTTGTTTTGTCTGTGTCAGATCCTCTGTTTAACATGCGGCCTAACTCTTCAATTTTCTTTGCTCGTTCAACTATTTCTTCTACTGGATTGATTACCACGCTGTTGTTTTTCAACAGGTCCATTGTGATATCTTGTGCTGTTTTCTTTGTCATTGTGTGTATCTCCTTGTTTAACAATGTGTAACAAGTATAACACGCTTTCCAGTCCAGGTCAAACCGTCTGGGTAAATATTTGCTATGAAGATCCCCAAACTCAAATACTACTACTACGCCTTGAATGAACACGACTATCAGGAGTTCGAGCGCACTAGAACGGTCCAGCCCAACAGCAGAACCACACTGAATCCTGCAACAGGTGTGGTCACACAATCACAACCATTCTTGTACTTGTATGCCACTGCTGCCACAGCAGACACACGCTATCGTCAACTGAATCATCACTTGCATTATCCTGTGTATGTGCTACGCATACCCCGAGAATACATTCGCCGGGATCTGTTGACCGCAGGTCCCGACACAGCAGGCATGTGGATCCTGGATCAAACTATTTTATTACCGCATTGTGGTGTGGAACGCTTTGAACTGGAACCAGACTCAGTGGTGCAAGCAGAAATTGTTGCGTCAAGCCGTCCACTAAAAATCACAATCCCCATCACATGAGACGAGTCACCACAACCTGGCGTAGGCTGCAATCTGGTGAGTGGAAGCAAAGCATTACTCTGACCACTCCATTTCCCACTGCTGTTACGCAATTGCTGGCAGAACACACCGCTAAAAAAACTTCTTACCCTGGAAGTAAAAAAGTTTTACAGCAACTGCAAAACCACGTCTCAAACGTAACAACGTAACAAGAACCACTAAAAACGCTTACTACGGTACCGCTCGTGCTGTTTTTCGCTGTTACGTTTGTGTTACGTTTGGAGATCTTGTTACGTTTGAGGTGGTTTTTGTTACGTTTGACACCGTGTTTTTCTCAGTGTTACTACTAATATTACACCACCAAGTGCTCAATACGTAACGCATCCGTAACAGGATTGCCTCCGTATTTTTTACTACTCAGCGTGGCCCAATCAAACTCAAAAGTTACGCATGTGGGTGTGTGTATGATCTTTTTCTGTATTTCTTGACGCACTTCGCCTGCCTGTGTGATAGTGTAGCGTTTGCGTTCAGCCACAGTGTACTCCACTCGATTTCTACGCAAATATTGTTCAAACTTGTCCATGACATTGCGTTCCCTGTGCCGATCATTGTCTGTGATCACACGCACCGCTTCGGCCAGCAAGCCCTGCGGGAACATGCCGTTTTGCACGAACACCGGCCTCAGTCGATCAAACGCCTGTGTGATAGGATCTTTTTGTGTTTCAAAACGCTTGCGGTAGTCCTCACCGTGCAGTGCTGGCAACACGCTTAATGTAGGTATATTATGTTTTTGTATGATGTGTGCCAACCAACGTGCCACTTGCTCTGGGTCCTTGATCAGTCGCTGTGCCAAATCGTCCAGCCAGTCCCTACTGCTCTCCTCTGTGCCACCCACTTCGCGTAGCAAATCAAACAGCACCAGATCTGTGTTGATTACTGAGTAGCGTCTGTCCTCGCCGCCATCCGATCCACCACTCAGTTTGACCACACCCTGCTGGTTATTACTAATAAACAAAAAATTGTAGTTGCGATCTGCCATGGTGGCATCAATGCCCTTTTTCTCAATACGCATGTCTTCTGAACCAGTTGCTTGCTTGAGTTTGCCAGCGGCCAGTTCTTTCTCTTCTGGCTCGTCGTAGTACAACACCACAGCCATTTCCCAGTTTGCGTTGAACTTTTCCAGTTCCTCTTTGTGTGCCTGTATCACACACGCAGGCGTAAAGATTGTTTTGAGTATTTCTACAAACCTGCCCTTGCCGTTACCTCCTGGCATGCCGCCCAGATCAATGTTGGGCGTGTTGGCATTCTTTTCTGGAAACAAGTACTTGAACGCCACCCACTGCTCCAGGTGCGTTATATTTTCTTCCCGGCCTCCTGCTACTGAATTGATCAAGACATCAAACCTGGGATCGTAGTCATGTGCGTTTGCATAGTCTGGTCGCAGCCATTGTGCTCTGATCACACTCATCTTGTTGTACACCTGGCTTTCATCCCACTTGGCTGTGTTAAAACTTGAAGTCACATCCAAAAAACTACGCTTTTTGTGTTCAAAGTAATCTATAAGTTCTGCAGGGTCCTTGCTGTTGATTGTTGTGCCTGCCAGTTTGCTCATCACACGCAGGATTCTTGGTCCTGAAAACATCTTGAACTGTGTGTTGCTTTGTGTGACACCGTAGTTTTTGCAATAGATAAACTGATCCAAGGGAGCAATGTAGCCCATGTAGTTTGAGTCCATGGCAGCATCTACCAAGGGCTGTTCTGCATGCCAGCGTGTTTTTCTGTCGCGCTTGTTTTGTATTGCCTGTGCCTGTGCAATGCGTTTTTGTATTTCGGTATACTGTTCCCGTAGCGCACTGATCATGCCACGTTCGCGTATGCCCTCTTCCGAGTCTGCATCTGCCATGTGTGCTAGTCTTGCTTCTCTACCCAGGATGTTGACCTGTATGTCGTCCAGGTCCCGTTGCAGTTGTGCCAAATCTTTTATTGCCATTTCTTAATCCTTGCATTTACATTATCAATTTCCAACTGTGCTCGTGCCAGTGCTATGTCTCCTGCGGCTGCTTCGCCAAGTATGTGTCTCACGCTGCCAATCTTGGGTGAGCGTTCTGCGTTGTATGTTCTGTATAAACGTTGATACTCCCCACGCTCACGCTCGGGCCAGTACTGATGCATCAACACACCTGCGGCAGGTGCACCAATGTGATGTGCTGTGGCCCATGCTGTGGTACGCCATGTGTCATAATCCAACACTGTGTATTTTTGTTGCATGACCATTAATAAACTTTCAATGTCCCACACATCACTATCTGTCAGTGCGCTCAAATCTCTTGCGGGTGTGGCTGGCACATCTGGATTGGCATGCTCCAACCAATAGGCCAATACTCCATCTGGCAAGTGTGCCACGCCCACTTGACCAGGTGAGCGTATCCATTCATAACAGCGTCCATCATGCAAGGTGCTGGGTGGCATTACACTTTGTGCTCCTGCCCAACGGAACTCAAAGCCCTCGCCTGGTGCAATCTCTTCAGTGCGTGTGTGTGTGATTTTTAGTGTGCGTATCCACAACCAGTAAGTTGAGGGTACTCTAAACGCCATTTGGCAGCGATCCTGTTTGCCCGACGTCCATGTTGCTGTGGGTGGCAAGTCACAACCAATGTTGCGAGCAAACCATGACCAGGCACTAGTGCCATCAAAGTCCAAGGCACACACACCATGACTTGTAGGACCCAACAGCAAGCCCACATTGGTGCTTTCTATTTGATCAAGTGTGAGAGGCCGTTGTTGCCAGTTGTTGGGGTAAGGTGCTTTCTCTCCGGCTCGCACGTTGCAATAACGCCAGCCCGGTGTGCATTCAAGTTCCAGATTCTTCATCGCTCAACCCCGTGTAAGTGCCTGCTGATTTATGACGTGCTCGTATTTGATTCAAGATATCACGTGCTTTGTTGTTTTCTGGATCGTTGGCCCGTATGGTCACTTCTGGAGGTTCTGACTTCCAGGGGTGTTTAAGAATTTCTACTAGACCTTGGGGGGTTTTTGTCCACTCGTGCCAATTTTTCAGCACAGTATTGAACTGTTGATAAAAGTGATCTCTTTTTTGGTATTCTGTCATATCGACTCCATTGCTATACTATGGACCCAGAACACTATTATTCTTTGACTTATCGCAGGGCCACCCTGCTTGACAGGGGCGGTAAAGCATATCCCTATGCTTTCACCTCGAAGCCCCAGTGAAGGGGCTTGTTGGTGGATAGTTGCGATAAGTCAATTATGCTGACTCGGCATCAGCATAGTATTTATTATACACGCAAAAATAACAAAAATACAGCAGTTAGGTTAAATACATTTGTCAGTGGTGCTGACGAATCTGGCAATCGCGCCAGAGACGTTAAACGCAGAGTGTGGTTGGCACTCCCTCAATGACCCTGTAGGTAAAGTGATATGGTCATATTTGAGTCCTTTCAAGTTAGTTTGCTTGCCAGCAAATGCCTATACCAGCCCGGTGCCACTGACACCTTTTTTAAATTGGATTGATATGATTAGAAAATGGATATCTGGACCAGACCCACACCTGCATAAGTTGTATGTGCAATTTGGTTATCATAGAGTATCAGCAAGACTGCGCGGAGAACATTGGGATTTGCCATGGGAAACATGGCGTGACATCTGGCTACCCAACTGGGAGTTTAGGGGTCGCGGCGCAAACGACTTGTGCCTGGCCCGAATAGACATGGACGGTGCTTGGCATGAGAGCAATATACACCTGCTCACACGTAGAGAACACAGCCAACTGATCCGGGAGCATCACAGATGATGTGGTCATGGGAATCAACCACAGGTGCGGATGTACCACACATGGTGGCTATGGCACAAAGCCACTTTGAACAAGAGATAGATCAAATCTTCCAACCGGATCCCATTGCCTACGCAAGAAATCTAACACTGGCCACCGTGCAACAATTTTACAATCCCTGTGCCGAGTTGTTAAAAGTTGCTAAAGAACGCGATACTGAACGTATCTTGGCCTATACCTGGGCTATCTCGAGCGAAAAAACCGCTTGGTCAGATGAGGCCATGATCTGTGCAAAAATGGCGCATGTGGACTTGTCACTGCCTGTACGACAGCGATTACGCCTGATTACAGGCATGATTGTGCTTTGGGAGACTTGGGCACGTGAGTGTTCAGTGCCAGTGATTTGTTCAACCACCATGCGTCGGGATCAAGAGGGATTTTTAGAACTGCATCGCAAACTGGGTTACGATGTGCGCGGTAGTTTCGCGTACAAAAGAGTGAGCACCGTACAAACCGGCCTGCCAATTCCATGATACCTGGGCTAGAAACACTCAAAATCACCCAGTTCTTGATAGTGCTCTGGGAGTGTTAACCTAAATGGGTGCTCGGCGAGTGTGACGACCTTCAAGGTCTAGTGTGGCT